ACTCAGAATTGATCATATTATAACATCTTCAAAGGGGGCTTGACAAGTCCTCTTTTTTTATGTAGACTACCTTTGTCCCGGTTGAAGATGAGGCTTTAGATAATCTTAGAGGACTTAAGAACCACGCCATAAATTCTTTCAGATTCGCTCATATAAAAGGTTCCGCCAATATTGGTATTATAATATTCTTCACTTAATAATACATTACGGTTAAATTGTTCATAAGTTTCATAATAACTCATAGATTTCTTATGGGGACATAGGTAAAGGATTTCTCTAAGGAAATGTTCTTTACCTATTTTTTTTACATCTTCATTAAGTTCATCACAAGATCCGAAGTAATTTTTCCAATCAGATTCTTCTGTCTTTCTTCTTCCCGTTTTTTTATTTTTTTGTCTTGTCCAGAAATGTTTTTTTCCAATATATTTTCTATTATTCGTAAGATTCGTAATCATATAAACAAACCCTTCCATTCCTTTGGGAACATCGGTAAAGACCTCCCCATTATATTGCCAATCCATAAGAATTCTTTATTTAACTATTTAGATTTGCCTTCAGAGACAAAAGATGATAGAGTGGAAGGAGTTGGTCAATCTCTAAATACTATGACAACACTTGAAAAAACTCTTTGCAATTCTCATGATTGGGCAATTGATCGTATTCATTTTTTGTGTGAGTTAGAAGAAGAAGAGAATGCTTATTCAATTCAATCTGAGTTTCGTGAGTGGTTAAATCCAGATATTTTAGAGCATGATGTCATTTCACTCGAATTCATAGGTGAATAAAATGCAAATCGATCTCCATAATTTTTTCAAGCACTTTGATGAAAAGAATCCAAAGCATGTTGCAGCAGTAGAGCAACTGGAAAAGGATTTGCTAGCAAAAGCATCAGACTTGATAGAGGATGATGCTAATTGGGTTAGAATTTTTAGAACAAAAGTAGAAGCACCGAAATCAGATATTCTTAAAGTTCCCTTCTATCCACAAACAGATAATTATAGGGATGCTCAAAGAACCTGCAATTCATCAGCTTGTGCTATGTGTCTTGAGTACTTAAAACCAGGAACACTTTCAGGACCGAAAGGCGATGATGCTTACATTAGAAAAGTTTTCGCAATCGGTGATACGACTGATCACACCGTTCAGACAAAAGTTTTATCGTCTTATGGTGTTACTTCACGATTTAGTTACAATCTCTCTTTTGCTGATCTTGATAGGGAGCTTGCCGCTGGGAGACCTGTCATTATCGGGATTCTTCATAGGGGTTCTTTATCTGCACCTACTGGCGGGCACATGGTTGTAGTGATTGGTAAGACAGAATCTGGAGATTATGTTGTCAATGATCCGTATGGAAGTCTGAATGATGGATATACAGGGTCAGTTAATAATGGTAAGGGTGCTGTTTATAAGAAGTCTGTCTTAGAAAAGAGATGGACTTCTGATGGTCCTAAGTCTGGATGGGGAAGAGTATTTTCATGAGTATTAAATTTATTGATGCTGTAAAAAATCACAAAGATCTTCAACACCAAATTGATGCCTGGAGTTTTTTACAAGCATCTATTCATAAAGAAATTCTTGATGAGTTTGCTAGAAGGTATAGAAACGAAAAGATAGAACCAACTCTTGAAGGTCTTCCAATTCCTGGTGTAGATTTAATCAAGGAATTCGAGGGATGCCACTTGAAAGCATATTATGACCCCCTGACTGGTGGACTTCCAATCACAATCGGATGGGGCAGCACTCGCAGAAAGGATGGTACTCGATTTATGATTGGCAATACAATTACTCAAGATGAAGCAGATGACCTTCTTTATTATCAATTGAGAAAGGAGTTTTTACCTCCACTTCAAAATATTCCTCACTGGAATGAAATGAATGAGAATCAGCAAGGAGCACTTTTATCTTTTGCTTATAATCTTGGTGCTCGATTTTACAACTCTTCTGGTTTTACTACTATTAGTAGGGTTTTAAAAAATAAAGAATGGGATAAAGTACCCGATGCTCTTTATCTTTACCATAATCCTGGCACCAAAGTTGCGGCAGGACTACAGAGAAGAAGAATTGCTGAAGGTAAACTCTGGAGATCTTAATCTTCCACTTTAGTTCTTAAAGCAATTACTGTAGTTAAGATTGTTAATAAAGTTTCATATCCTCTTCTTTGAGATTCATTGCAATCTGAAGGTGGAGGATTTTTTAATCCACCTAAAAGATTTGCATAGGTGATTGTTCCTGGAATCATAAAGTTGCATGAAACAAAATTGAGTCCTACAAATCCAATTACAGAGCAGCAAACAATAAAAATGAGTTTATTCAAGATAGAACCACGCTTTTTTCCTACCTCTTTTTGCTGGTCTTCTGATGAATCTGATGATTTCTGGGAATTGTTTTCTTGGTTGTGGTCTGCGTCCTTCATTGAAAATGCCCTCGTTGGTTATTAATCTCATAATTAATACTCCAATAAGAAGTGCTGATTTCATTTTAGATGTATGGTTTTGCTATGCCTTCATTCAACATCCTCTCATTTAATGTAATAGAGTCTCCCACAAAATACAGAGTTCCCAGAATTCTTCCATACTTATCTTCTTTATGTGTTTCAATAATCCACTCACCTTCACGAGCAAGTTCTTTTTCTAACCAAAGTCTTGCTTTTATACCTTCTGCTTTTTCTTCTAGGTCTTTCGTTCTGGTTTCTGCAGCATCAATATTCTTTAACCTAACTCTATGTGATATTGTAATAGAGAATCCAAGATCAATATCTACATCAATAGTGTCTCCATCAATGACTCTATTGATCTTCTTTATTTTGTATTGATACATTTAATTCTTCCGTTGCTTCTTTAAGTATGTAATAAATGATGTATAAGACTCCAGTTAATCCAATGCCTAACATTATAATTACTGACCAAACGATATCGTTCATTTTTTCTCTTGTTTATGTATCCAGGTTTTGAGTTCTGCTAGATATTTTCTTAATATATCTGCTTTTTCTAAGTGCCAAACATCACCACTCTTGAAGTACTCTTGAGTGTGATTGTCGATTGCCTTTAGAATGTTATGTATTGGTGCGTTCCAAGGTTCACGCTTGGGAGTGTTCCATTCTCTGGGCATATATCACTTTTTCTTACCTCCATTCTTTGCCTTTTTAGCAGTCGCATTACCTTGATTTTGTTTAGACTGTTTGCCACCAGCAGAACCTTTTTTACCCTTGTTTGGCGACTTAGACATTAGTTTATAGGCATAACACTTTATTTATGATGGACACTTTTAAAATTGGGTTCCACCCCTCTTGACAATTACTAAATATTAACTTATTATGAAAAAATCCTTGTTATGAGCAAGGTATTTGTTATGAGTCCTTGATTTTGATTTAGAGCCGTGGAGATTGCCTCTTGAGAAGGAGGTGTACCCCTTTCTCTATACGGATGTAGAGTTCAATTAAATTTAGTGCAAAACTTCTTTACTGTAACCCTGCCCCTTCTGGCAACGGTTACAACCAATGCGGCAACACTGCCATTCGTCAATTACAAGATGCAAGGTCCGCCTCCTCCAGTTTCTGGACAAGCGCCTTTCTCAGTTATTAAAGAATTTGATCTTGTAGATGATAAGAAGACAGCGACCAAAGAGGTTGCTCCCGAAAAGCCAAAAGAAAAAAGGTTAATTTGTAAGGGGTGTAATGATTACGAAAATAAAACCCTGAATTTTCTTCAGGATCGTGGTATTAAAGACAAGTATGCCCTTGCCACCGTCATGGGTAATATTCGACAGGAATCTACATTTGTTCCGAATATTTGTGAAGGTGGTGCTAGAACCTCATATAGAGGTTGTAGAAGCGGTGGATTCGGTTTGATTCAGTGGACTTCATCAAATCGTTATTATGGATTGGGTGAGTTTGCTGCTCGCTATGGCGGAAACCCTTCTACACTTGATACACAACTTCGTTATATGATTAATGAGACTCAATGGAAAGATATCGAGCACAAACTCAAACAACCTGGAAACTCGATTCATCACTATATGAGACTCGCACATAATTGGTTAGGGTGGGGACATCATGGTGCCCGAACATCCTATGCATATGACTATGCTTCTCGTCTTATTTTGACAGAAGTTTGATATATAAGGGGAGTGCTGCAGAACTCCCCTTTCTTATGTTTAAATTTAAGTTTGGAAATAAAAAACCAGATAAGAATCAACTTATAATTGTAGGCCTTATATTATCAACTATTATTGCAGCACTCTCACAATGTACTAAGATATCAGAAAATGCACTTTGGGACTTATTGGACGAAATTCAAAGAGAATTTTTCCCACAAACTATTATCAATGAAGTTATACTTAAAGATCCTGACAAAATAAATCGTAGAATTGGGAGAGATGTTGATAGAGCAATTCGTGATGTAACACCAGAATACGATAGGATTATTAAGGAAGCAGACAAAAAGTATCAACCAAGATACATAGAAGAAAAAAATGATGAGACCTTATGCTATACTGATAAATGTAAGGCACTCGCACCACCAATGAGAATTTGTGCTCCTTGGATTGAAGACTGTAACTAACTTTACTATATAAACATATCTTATTTTTTGGAGATTATTATGTCCGTATCACAAGAACTACTGAACGCTGTTGAAGCTTGGAAAGTAGAAGATGAAAAATTTAGTGCTGGAAATAATGCAGCAGGTACTCGTGCTCGTAAAGCACTTCAGGAAATTTCTAAACTGGTTAAGACCCGTAGAACTGAGATTACTGAAGAGAAGAACGCTCGTAAGGCAGTGACGACTTGACGAGATGGGGGGTAACACCTTATAATACTCTCATGGGCAGGCGAGGTTCCAACCCTTCCATAAGACCCGCCCCCTCCATGCCTCTCAACGATGCACAAACAGGAGGGTCTCTGGGACTGTCGCCTATTGGTTAAGGCCCACTGCTTATAACGGTGTGAAGAGGGTTCAATTCCCTCCAGTCCTACTTGGAAGATCTTATTCTTCCATAATGTCTCAGTAACTCAGTGGACAAGAGTATCCGCCTTCTAAGCGGTTAGTCGTTGGTTCGAATCCAACCTGAGACGCTTGGAGAATTTATCTCCATATATAATATGATAGAGGGTAAGTCACTGTTATATCCTTATGAGATATATCACACTTACTCCATCAAACACACAAACACACACATAGGAGTAAAACTATGACCCCTTACGAATTACGGTTTGAAATTTTTAAGCAAGCATATGCTCACGCCAATGATGAGTATCTTGCTTCTTATAATATCGTCGATAATCACAATCAAAATAATGAGATTAAATGGAATTATCCTCCATTTCCTTCTTATGAAAAGATTGAACAACTTGCAGAAAAGATTAATAACTTTGTAAGTTCTAAGTGATTTTGTGGGGTGGCAACACCCCTGTTAGTATTCCTTCGTAGGAAGTGCAACACCTCTCGCTGGTTTAGACTGGATGATGTGAAAGGTGATTCTGTCCGCACATAGAAATCCCTCCTACCACCATTCCATACGACCGAGCAAGCGAACGGGCCCGACTGTTAATCGGAGATTGCTAGGGGCAGTACCTAGGTATGGAGTTTATAATCTATTATTTTCATAAATAATAGTATAGTTGTTGGTTAGAAATGTCTAATAAACAAGCAGTTTCTTACTACAGAAAACGAGCAAAAACATATGCTACAAAAGCATTTGGATCTAAGTGTGGCATATGTGGTTACGATAAGTGTGTTCAGGCGTTAGATTTTCATCATATAAATCCAGAAGAAAAAAATTTTAATCCATCTATGGGTGGAGTAACTAGATCTTGGGAAATACTTTCCTCCGAACTTCGTAAATGTGTTTGTTTATGTTCAAATTGTCATCGTGAAGTTCATGCTGGAGTAACTAATATTCCAGAAAATATTACTAGATTTGATGAAAGTTATGC